GGATTGAGGGGTCACAGCTCATTACTCGGCGCTGTGGACACGGAACTGGAGATCATAAGGATCGAGGACGCGCCAAAAGGAATCCTGCACATCAGCAAACAAAAGGACGGTTCAGGCTGGCACAGTCCATGCTTATACCAACATAGTGAATACTTTTGCACTCACGTACTTTATACAATGTCCATTATGTAAAGTTATTTCAGTGTTATCCACAGCTCATACACGCATTGTGTTGCATCGATGCAACAAACCATATGAACTGTGGACAACTTGAACAACTTAGCTCAGTTTGTCTGTGGGTAACTCAGCCTCGATCACCTCGCCATGTCGCAGCGCATCGAGCCGCAAATTAGCCAGATTGACCGTCACGCTTGGCATCTTGTTCTGCGCATACGCTGCTGGATTCCATCGTTCAGCCACCCATTGGCGCGTTTGGACGCGCAAACGAGCCTTGTTGACCTCCTCAATGTCGGTTTCGTCAGCGATCTCGATGGTCTGCGCCACCAAGTGATCGGCAGCCCTCGCGCGTACGCGTGAGAGGAAACCCTCTTGCTCTGGCAGGTCAAGCCACGAAGTTAGCGCCCGCTTACTTACGCCAAGTTGAACGCAAATGCGGGTTTCAGACATCCCCGCCTCGAACATTGTTGCCAACTGCTCCTTCGGCAACGTGTCAAGCAACGCAAGGTCAGCGTGTTTCTTTTTATTACCAGCCATTTAAACCTCCTACAATCAATTATTACCATTCATGGCTATCTAGCCATTAACCACACATTTAAATCGCTTTAAAGTGCCTTCTGACGCGATTTAGAGCCATACACAGACGTATCGAACACTTTAGCCATACGAGAGCCATTTAAAACGTCATCATCTGATGGCATATCTTCCAAACCAGTAGCTCCACCATCAGAAAACTTATTCGCTGGTTTATCCAACCTAACCATCTGAGCTTGTGGATGTAAACGCTTCAAAGCCATAGTTTCCTTGACCACTTCAGCGTTCATCACCAGCTCAAGCTCCTCCATGCACCAGATGTGTCTACGCTCATCGTGACCAGCAAACTGGTCAAAGTGCAGCGCATCTTCGTAAGTCTCAACCACAACCATGATTGAGCCATCCTTCATCTCGTACTGGCAATGCTTCACCTCGGGCATCTGTCTAACGCCAGATGTAACAGCCCACTGCTCCAGTGCTGCATAAGCCTTCTTCATCCCATCGACTGCCTTTGTCAGCCTGACTTCATCCCTCATCTTCTGTGCAGCATAGATTCTTTCCGACTGCATCCAGAACTTTGTGCGGAACTCCTCATCCACCAAACCAATCAGTCTGCTGATTCCCCATTTCTTTTCGTGCGCTTGTTGTACGTTAAGAAGTTCAATCAACTTACTTCGCATGAACAGCTCAAACGGGTCTGCTGGAATACTCGGTTGCTCAACCTTCTTTTTTATCTGCCTAGTTGCCACAAATCTCTCCTTACGTTTTTCTTACAAACTAATCCCAAATCGACCGCGACAAAAGGACATATGGTGTGTGTCTATAGACCCACACACCATTTGTCCTACCAAATTGTCGGGACAAATGGCTTTCCCATTTGTCTCCCATTTGTCCCCATTTGTCCATTTGTCCATTTGTCCTACCTGTTTTTCCATGCTCATTTACTGAATGAAATCACAGTACCTGACCCATCGTTTTCCGCATAGATTGCCCAACACCAATCGTTGTGAATCTCTACTTTTTCAAGATCAACGAGTCCAGACTTAACCCTCGCCCATGCTTTATTGAAGGTTGATGGCTCCACATCGCTGCCCATCTTTGCCTTGAATTCGTCCCGCCATTGATCCAGCTTGATGGCCTTGTTTCTCTTTCCATCAATGTTCTCCATCATCCCAAACTTCTTGATGGCGCTGTGCAGACAGTTGAGCGCCAGTTGCTGGTTCCTGCCGCCTCCTGTCCTGTCAGGTGGAGCTGCTTGTCCTCTGGCTTGGTTGACGTTCATCTCATTGTCCACTTCCACGGCTAGGCTGGACACACTATCGAATCCCAAATGTGTTGTGGATAACTCCACCGTAATCATCTGGAAACCGTACCTCTGACCGTCCTCACCGTCCTTTTGTTTGCTGATGTGCAGGATTCCTTTTGGCGCGTCCTCGATCCTTATGATCTCCAGTTCCGTGTCCACAGCGCCGAGTAATGAGCTGTGACCCCTCAATCCTTTGGTGGCATCCTTACCAGCGTGGTGAACCACTAAGAGTGCGCAGTTGTATCTGCCTTGGATTGCACCAGCAGCAGTGATGAAGGCTCCCATGTCTTCGGATGCGTTCTCATTGCCACCGCCAAACGCTCTGGCTAATGTGTCAATGACCACCAGCTCAAACTGAATGTCGTGCGTTGCTTGGATGTCATCAACTGCTTGGATTAGGTCTTGGATGTCCGTGGCACTGCTTCGCAAGTTGATCTGTTTGCGTAGAAAGAACACTGGCGCACCCGCTGGTGTTGAGTGATGCTTCTTCATGGCCTTGATACGCGCACCGATACCACCGTGACCTTCACCAGCAATGTACAAAACCGCGCCCTTATGCTTGACTTCTTTAGTCAAGAATTCCCTGCCAGTTGCTATGCACTCCGCAATGTCCAGAGCCACGAATGACTTGAATGACGCTGGTGGCGCGTACAAGGCGACAAACGCTTTCTTTGGAATGACACCTTCGATCAACCATTCCACAGGCTCGTCATCAATGTCATCCAGTTGCTCGATCTTGAATGGCTGACGTTGGATACTTAAATTCGCGGGTTGTAAACTTAACTCTGGTGCTTCTGTTGCTTTTTCCTCTTGCGCAATGAAGCGTTCAGGAATCGTTACGTCATCTTCATCTGCAATCTTCTCAGCCTTCTTGGTGATTGCTGCCAAGTCCGTCTTGTCGTAACCGTACCTGTTCACATACTCGTACGCATCTTCCTTGATGTCATCCAGCGGTAGGTCAACGACTCGGATGCTGTTGGCCACGTTCTTGATGGCCTTGACAGCCTTCTTCGCAAACTCCCAACCCACCTTGTCGTTGTCTGGCAGGATGACCACGTTCAGGCCAGCGAAATACTGGATGGCATCTTCAGGGAAACTGCTTGCACCTTGATGCGTACAGGTCGCGCAGACACCGATCGACTTGAGCGCGTCAGCAGCCTTCTCGCCTTCCGTCAAGAAGACAGTGCGGTTGTTGACTCTGGCTTGCTCGACTTCAGGTAAGTTGTACGGGACGATCTTTGCACCAGTAATGGTTGAGTGTCTCTTGCCATGCTCGTCCACTCTGAGCTGCTTGTACGTCTTGCCCTTCGCGTCATAGGTCTTGTATCGCTGCTTAATGAACAGCGTCACACCGTCCTCGTCCGTGTAGTGCCACTCGTTTTCGAGCGTTGGTTGCTGGATTGGCTTGATGCTGGCCAGCAGCTCTGCTCGCGGCTCCAACTCTGGCAGCAATCCAAAGTCCTTGATGGCCGCGAAGACATCGTGCTGGTCGCATCCACCGTGGCACTTGAACAGCGGTTTGCTGTCAGGTCCATCAGTGATTGACAGGCTCGGATTCTTGTCACCGTTGCCTTGGCCATGCGTAGGTAGTGGGCAGCTTGCGAGCCAGCTCCCATTGACCTTCTTCGCGTTGCCTAGCGCCTTTGCTATTTGTTCGGCTTGCATTTATGAGTTCTCCACTTCTTGTATTCTTTTTCCTATCCAAGCCATGACAGGCACTGCCATTGAGTTGCCTAGCGCCTTGTAGCGTGGACCATCAGGAGTGTCTTTGTTGTTTAACCTGATGTCCGTGTAGTTATCAGGGAATCCCTGCAAGCGTTCACATTCAATTGTGGTTAGACGCCTTACTTCCATGTTGTGAATTGCTAAAGCATCAGCCTCAACACGCTCATTTCCAGTTCTGCTGTAAGGAGGCCCGGAAGCTCCCATTGATGGTCCAACATCTGCTGGAGCAAATACAACATTCTCCCCGCCATTGTTTCTGCCTTGAGCAAATGCAATATCTGAAACACATGGGTCTTGCGTTCCATGCACAACGATTGGCTTTGCGACTCCATGCACATCTGTTTTTGTAAGACATGGAGCAATGTCATTCATTGGCTTAACTGCATTGCCGCCATTCTCAGGTTTACGACCAATCCAATTGCCAGGTATGCCAAATGTCTCTTTGGTTATGAACGTCTCAGAACCGCCAGCAGCTACACCACCGCTTGCTTTGATTGTTCCTCCAACAACATCTTCGCGGTATTGTCCAAAGCTGCTTTCAATGAATCCGGTAACTTCTTTCCCCGTCTTTCTGCTCGGAGCAGAATCCCTGCGCAAGCTCTCGGACTCAAAAAGAACCTTTGCGGCACTTCGCCAGTCTCCAAGACATCCGACAACAAACACACGGCGGCGTCTTTGTGCCACTCCGAAGTATTGAGCGTCAAGCACTCGGTATGCGAACCCATACCCGAGTTGAGCCAACGCCCCGAGGAAGGAACCAAAATCCCGTCCACCTCCTGAACTGAGGACGCCTGGCACGTTTTCCCATACAAACCACTTGGGTCTAAACTGGTCAAGAATTCCGCAATAGACGAGGGCAAGGTTTCCTCGAGGGTCTTCAAGTCCTTTACGCAGTCCGGCAACGGAAAATGATTGGCAAGGTGTTCCACCGACCAAAAGGTTAATTGGTTGTTCAAAATTCCACTCCTTGTATTTAGTCATGTCGCCAAGATTTGGCACAGTTGGATAGTGATGCTGTAACACCTGTGATGGAAACTTCTCAATCTCGCTAAAGGCTGATGGTTCCCATCCCAATGGATGCCAAGCAACTGTTGCGGCTTCAATGCCAGAGCAAACAGATAGGTATCTCATTCTTCAAGTTCTTCTTCTATTGTTTCTAAACGCTGCTCCAATTCATAGACCCTTTGAGCCAATGCAATTAAGAGCAACTCCATAAATTCTTCGTTAAGTATTTTCATAGCGACAAAAAAACGGGACCGCCGTTAAGCAGCCCCGTCCTTTCTTTGATGTTACAAGAACATCTCGTCATCGCCATCATCAGCGGCTGGTTTAGCAGCAGCCTTTGAAGCGAGTGAACCTGACGGTGTGAAGTCTTGCTCGCCATCATCAGCAGGAGCGTCCATGCCTTCAGGCTTTACAACCCAAGACACCACGTTGAAGTTAGGGATGCGAGTCGTACCCTTACCGATCTTCTCCAACTTGCTGCCTGTGTACTCAATCACTGGCAACTTGCCAGCGTTGGCTGCGCGATCTGCTGACGCTGCTTTGTAGAGTGCTTCCAAGCCCATGTTTGGACCTGTACCGTTTGCGCTCCACTCCACAGTGCCGAGTTCCTTGTTGTAAAACTTAACGCTGAAACCGCGCTTGTGGTCTGGTGAAGGCTGCTTGCCCTTCTGACCAAGAGCTGCATCAGCTTGCCAATCACGCGCACCTTCAGCCAACAACATCCAACCTGTTTGCACATTGTCGATGTCGAAGACCACCTTCTTCAATTGGATTTCTTCTTTAGCGTTGTTCAGCCAAGCGTTTGCAGATGGCATGAAACGGATGTAGTTACCTGAACCACCAGAGGATGAGAGATTAAGCATTTGAGCCTTTCGAGTTTAAAAATGCCACGATGTGTGGCGGGATAGGATTATTCACCAAGACCGACTGCTCTTGCAAGAGTCAATCCAGAAGATTCTTTTTTGGTGATGTCATCCAGCAACACCCTGTCATCTTTAGACAACAGTTTGCTTGCTTCTGCGGGACTAATGATTGATGTTGTGTAAATCAATTCCCGACTAATTCCGTGGGAGATGAGAGCGTCTGCTGCTGCTTGCTCATCCTTCCATTTGCGCAGTGCGCGTTTGGGTTGCAACTGCCAACCACGAACCACAGCACCACCTTCCAAACGCTCTGTGGCGTACTTGCGTAAGGCTTTGATGTAGTCCTCCACCATGTCAACCTTGGCCAGCATTGCGCCTAGCTGTTCTTCTGTCATCTCGTGCATTGGTGGCTGCGCTGCGATCTCGTTGAACTGCTCAACGTGCGCAGGACAGGTCGCCTTGGCTGGACACCACTGGCAAGCCTTCTCTGATGGCGTTGGTGTTGTCGTGCCTTTAGCAATCTCAACAATTGCTGGTGTGAGATTCAATGCAGTCCAATCATTCAGCTCCTTGAAGGTCATCTTGTGAGTGCGTGGCTCACCGTGATGCGGCTGAATGATGGCCAGCTCGATGTTGGTGAATTCAGTCTTCAAGCTGCGCATCGCGCCGATGGCGTAAATCTTCATCTGATCTGAGTCAGCGTCAACGTAACCACGACCTGTCTTCAAGTCAGCAATCACCAGAGTGTCTTTGTCGAAGCTGTAGGCCATCACATCGGCTGTGCCGCCAAGATCAATTGCTTCATTCTTGAAGGCTGTGACGTATTGCTCTACCTTCAGTGTGCCAAGACGCAACTCTAAGTCACGAATATGGTCAACGTGAGCCTGTGCGAAATCTGCATTGTGCGAAGTGATGGTGATGCCTTCAACTTCCTTGCCAATGAAGTCTGCTGGAGACACACCCGTCAAGATGCAAGTCTCAGCCACTGCATGGATAGCAGTGCCAATCTGCGCAGCTTCTCCTGCTGGTTGGTAAGGGATGTTCTCGCACAGCTTCACTGATGCAGGGCAGTTAATCCAGCGCGATGCTGCTGATGGTCGTAACTTAATCATGGTTTCACTTTCTGTTGTAGGAATTGTTTTCGTCTTCTAGCTCTTGGCTGAACAGCATATAGATTGATGCTCGCAGCTCTTGCGGAACTGCCCAACCAACAACGTCAGGGTTGAGCATATCCTTCAAGATTTCATTGCGTTTGCGTAGCTGGTTCTGCGTCTTCATTAGCTCTGAACCAAGCCACACAATATGCTCGCGCATCACTTCGGTTTCTGATTTGTTGTCGCTCATAACAAGCTCTCCTTTAGCTTTTGAAGTATTGACTTTTGCTCTGGCGATTCAATTGGAATAATTGTCATGGTCTGCTTATAAGACTCACTCAAGTATTCCCTGATGGACCTGTGCGCGTACTCACGCATCTGCTCTGCTGAATACTTTGCATCAATGATGTCGCACTTGTTTGGAAGTCGTGGAAGTTTCATAGTTTGTTCCCGTAGTAAGCCATCATGGTTGCATCAGCACGACCTGAGTCTTTCACTCGCGCAAACAGTTGCTGATGCTCTGGGTGGAGTTCCATGCAGCGATGACGGATTGCGTCCTTGCCTTTGCCGCACTGCGTTGCTTTCATCCACGCTTGTGGTGTGACGTATGTAACTGGCACATTGAGCGCAGCCAATGCACCTTCAATGATTCCAGCAGCACGACCAAATGCGAACATCGAAGTCACGCCTTGGTTTGGCATCGCGCCGACCTTCTCCACCACTGCGTGTGTTGGGTTCAATTCTTTGATGGCAGCAGCCACACCTTGTGCAGAGATGTGGTTCTTCTTTTTGCCGCCACGAATTACCTCAACGCAAGGCATATCAATGACGCGCTCGAACTTGCCATTGACGTACAAGGAGAAAGCGCCTTGAGCGCCTATATCTATTCCGCAGCATCGAATCATGGCTGTTCACCTGAGAGTGATTCAAGACGGGTTGCAATCAAGCGTTCCGTGGCAAGTTTCAACTTGTCGATGGATGAGACAAGAGGAATGGTCTTGCCTGAGAGCCAGCGCGAGACTTGAGCTTGGTCAAGCCCTGCCTCACGGCTCACATCAGCCATGCTGAAGCCAGCCGACTCTGCTCGTTTTTTGATGTCAGTAATGTATGTAGTCATGTGCAGTATGATAAGCGCAAATTGACTAGATAATCACATCAATGAAAAAGATGGGTGACAGCGCGAACTGCCACCCATTCAAAGGCAACTGCACAGGGGAGAACTGCACAGCATAGGTGGGAGAAACCGACCCACCGTGTAGGATTTTAGGGATTTGTTGCAAAAAAAGCACATTCAATAAAATAATCCTTGTCTACCTAATCAAGTGTGATATGATTCACTCATCAACAACCAATAGGATTAAAACCATGAAACTCAACGACACCACCCGCACCTACCCACGCACTATGCAGGAAGCCTACCCAAACACCATTGACGCAATCGAGTCGCGTCAGCGTTGGGAGTGGATGGAAGGCCATCGCTCTGATGCGTCAGCTCAAGCTGAGTATTGGGTCCATATGGCGCTGGCCTTTGCTGCTGGTTTCTTGGTTTCACATCTTTGGGGTTGAATATGACAGACGATTTAATCAACGCAGCATCTAATTCAATGTTTAGTCCTAATGGCCCAACAGTTAATCCGACACAAGCACAGCAGCAACAGATTTCTCAAATTCAATCTCGTTCAACTGGTGGACCAGCGTTTCCATTGCATAACCACGGCGCTCAAACATTAGGTATGCACTTATCAGGCATGACCCTGCGCGATTACTTTGCTGCCAAGGCGATGCAATCAATCATTGACCAGCAAGATGCTCATCGTGGGGAAGTAGATAGCGCTGCATGGATGGCCTATCGAATGGCTGATGCAATGCTTAAACAACGTAACCAATAAATGCTTTTTGAGGAAGAACAATTTATGTCTGAGCAACTACAAAACGATATTGATGACATCGTGACTGACTTCATTCGCCGTTCAGGTGGCAAGGTCGGTGTGATTCGTCCTGATGAGCTTGCCACCATGATTCGTGAAGCAGCCAGCCGTGGCGCAATGGCTGGATGGCTTGGTGGTGTTAAGCAGGAGCGTGAACATACGCGAAGCATTAAGGCTAAGGAGCAGAAGCTGTGAAATTTATAGAAACTGCAAAATACGTTGGTGGCTACCTAATTGGTGGACCTTATGGTTTAAAAATAAATCTTCAACACAAACCATGCTGGTTGCATAGAAAGATGGCTCAATGGTTTTTTGGTTTTGTTTGGATTGATGAGGCGAACAAATGAACTGGCCCTTCCCACCATTCCCTAACCCATTGGACAAGGGAAGCAAACAACCTAAGTTCAACCCTCACAACTTTGAAGACGCGCCACTATGAAAAACAGAATACAAGCCTTGATGATGGCGCGTGAGCTGGAAGCCTACCAAGCAGTAGGCACATCAAAGATTGCTGGTCTGCTGTGCGATCTGGTCAAGCAGCTTGAGGAATACGAGCAGGAGATTGAGTCACTGCATGAGCAACTCTCCAACATGGAGCTTGAGAAGTGAGCAAACCCCGCAAGAAGTACAAACCCAAAGGTGTCAGGCTTGACGCAATTACTTGGGTCATCAATGGCTTCAGGAACATCAGCGAGACAGGTGATGCTGTTTTGCACTTGAAGATTAAGAACCATGAGTCATTGGAGTGTCTGCGCAAGGGCGAAGCCACACGCATGGACATTGACGCAATCATCAGCGCGTTCAACATGGCAGAAGCACTGGCAAGGATGCAGATAGGGGACGACTATGCAGTAGAGATCAAGGCAGGGCAGGATGCTTTGCTTGACGTTGCCAAGCGTGGCGTGAACCGTGATGACAGGTTTGTCTTGAAGGCTGCTGAGTTGTCTGCAATTAACTTGGTGATGGAAATCCATGACGCGCAGCTAGAGATCACCACCATTGGTGAGCTTGAGAAGGCAATGGATATTGTGATGAAAGAAATCAAGATGCGTAGAGCTAGACCAGTATTGGAGAAGACATGACAGCACAAGATTTACACGACATCAATAAGTTTCTAACGGACTTGCACTTTATCCAAGCCAATGCAATCGTAGGGGCTGAGTTGCAGGGTAACAAACAAGCCATCAAGTACATGAAGCGTATTGCAGAACTGCGTGAGTTGATTAAGTTGGAAGCAGGAATCAAGGAGAAGACATGATTGACGAAGATGATGAAGAAGAAGTATGTAGCAGGTGCGGTGGCTGCGGTGAAGGAATGTATGACGGTGCAGCCTGTGGCAGATGCAAAGGCTCTGGCGTAGAGCCTGTTGAGAAAAGGGATGATGACTATGAGTAAAGAAGCATTGAAGCTGGCGCTTGAGGCGTTGGAAAAACTAACAAATGCCGCTGAGGGATTTAGCGTTAGCGGTGTGTACTTCAATGAAGAATTATGGGCAAGAAAATGCCTAGACGATGCGTATGACGCTATGGGATTTGCTCAAGAAGCCTTGGCACAA